TTTTGGGGCGCACCATGAACTTCTTGTCCGCCGTGCGGACGACGACGTATGGGAAGAACCTGGCGTTCTTGCCTCGCTCCACCTTCTGCGCCTTTGACCAACTTTCCGTCCCGCCCAACTGCCGCCCCTCGGCCTGCGCGTCCTTCTTGAAAATCTGCGCCGCCCTCGCCTGCGCATCTTGGAACGGCTTGCTTTTGATGTGGTCAGGCAAGCCCTTGAGGCGGTCCTCAATGGCCTTGATGTTGGAGGTGGTGATTGTGAACTTCATCAGTTCCGCTGCTCCGTGTGAACCCGCATTCCGTCCCGCCGCCCCAACTCTTCCACGCCCGTTATGTAGTAGAGCAGTCCGCCGTAACTGATGCGCATCGTGGCATTCACGCCGGAGTTGTAACGCATCGTCCACACTGTGCGAAGGATGGCCGTTTGGCGGTCAACTTCCTCCTGCTCGCCGCTCTGCCTGTCCATCTTCGCCGCCCACACGGTGGCGTAGGTCGTCCATGTCAGGGCGTCGTAATTCCAATCGTCCTTGGAGGCGACCTGCTGCTGAATGACCACGCGGCGGTCAAGTGTGCCGATTCTCATGCGTATACGCGATAAGGCGACAGGAGTGCCTGCACGCCAATTGGTAACTCGTTGACGATGTTGCCCACGATGACCGCCTGCCGGTTCTCGTAGAAGTGGCCGACCATGATGCGCATCGCCTGCAGGACGGGCGCAGGCACTGTCGAGTGGCCCGCCGTGGCGTTGATGATGACCTGGTTGTAACGCTCAAGGTACACGGCAGGCGGCGCGTCAAATGCGATGCGCTGCGGCGTGCCCACGAGGTCGGCGTACCACCGGGCGGTGGAAAGCGTTTGGAGCACATTGTCCACGTCGTAGAACTGCACGCTGCTGATGGCCGTCACGGGGCCGGCGGGGAAGACGGAATCTATGAACCCGTCCATGTAGTAGGTCACCGTGCCGGATCCAAACAACCTGCCGGTGTACTCCTCGCACGTAGCCCGCGCCGAGGTCAGCAGAAAGCCGAGCGTGGTGTCGTCCTCCGCCGTGTCGATGCGCAGGTAGTTCTTCAAATTCGTCAGCGAAATGAAGCTCGTATCGGTCGGCTCCGCAGAGCGTTGGTATCTCATTGTCATAGCCCAAAAATAGGAAAGCCGGGGACGATGCCCCGGCCTTCCAAACCAAACCCAAATCGCTTACGCGCCGACCGTGAACCGAACGTCGCCGGTGTGTGCGAAGTCCGCGTCAGCGTACATGTTGAGGATGAGGCGGGTGATGCCTGTCGCAGCCAAGGTGTACGGGTCGATGACCAAGTCGGCCGCTCCGCCGCCCCAATATGCCACGTAGCAGTTCTCCATGTTCGCGAGAACAACAGGCACAAGGTCAGCCTCGTTGCCGATGGCCGTCGATGCCGTGCTGTTGTACACTTCGCTGTAGATGTCATACGATGCGTCGGTGATGAGGCCGGCTGCAGCGAGTGACGTTCCGTATGCGTTGTAACCAAAGATGCGGTTGTCCTGCATAATTGGAATTGCGCCGCCGCTCACCGTGGGCGTGTAGCGGGCCGTAGCCAGCAAGCCGTGCGAGGTGATGAACGCGGAGGTGTCCGTCAAGCCGTTGGCGTTGCCCAAAGACCCGATGAGGCCCGATGCCACTGCGGACGTCAAACCTGCAACCGTAGCGGCCGGGGTTTCGTTCCGCTTGACAAACGTCGATGCAGCAGCGGCGATGACCTTCACAAGGAACATCTCGTCAACTTGCGCAGCAGACGCCCGGGCGAACTGGCGTTGAACCGTCGCGTCGATGCTTTGGTTCATAGCGGCCAACAACTCGTTGGTGATGTCGATGCGAGATGCAACGCGCTGTGGTGCCAACTGACGTGCAGCGATTGCAGCGGCGCCCGTAGCAGATGCCGTCTCGTTGATGATGTCCGTGCCGTCGTTGAGCGATGGCAAGTTGATGTTGCCCGCCAATCCGCGCAGGACGTTCGCGCCTGCCTGCTCGAGGATAGGCGTGGGGACGAGCGCCTCCAACACGTTGGTGTTGGATTGTCCGGGTACGTTTGTGCCGCCGATGGTCGACGTGTTCCGCAGAATGAACCCGGGGATTTGCGCCAAGCCGCGAACGCCAACTCCGGCGTCCTTCAACTCCTTCGCTGCTTCCTGCGACATCTCTGCTTCGAGACCGGTCAAGCGGCCGGTCATGGATTCGCGCACGAGCTTGCTAATGCTGTAACGCTTCTTGACCACCTCCTGCTCCAACGCTTCGGGTTGCGGGGTTGCAGCGGAGTAGGCCGCGCGCTTAATTTGCTCCTCCACCTTCTCGGCGCGCTCGATTTTGGCGTCCAGTTCGGTGATTTCAGCGGACAGTGCGTCCACGGTGGTGGCTTCGGCTTCGTTGAAGTCCCGCTGCAACAGCGATGCGCTGTCGTTCAGGGACTTCAAGTTGGCCAACTTTGACGCACGAAGCGCCTTGAGGTCATTGAGATTCATGTGTCGAATTTTAAGAGGTTCAGATGCAAATGTACGTGACGGCGCCAAATCGGGTTCGTCGATGTCGTCGGGGCTTTCCATCTCCGGCGCGTCAGGCATTTCGGTAACGGTGACCTGGACGTTGACTTGGATTTGTTCGGCGCGCTCTTCGGCGGATGAGGCCATGGCGCGGGCTTGCACCGTCGTGGTCGGTGATGCCGGGTAGGTGACCGGTGACACGTCGTACAGCTGCGACACGCGGGTGATGGTGCGCACCTTGCGGTCGTCGCTCCACTCGTCGCGGTCGATGGTGAACGCGAAGGAACTCTGCGTGATGTCACCGCGCTGGATGAGCGTGTACAGGTCGCGCCCCTCCTGCGTGTCGGCGAGTTGGGCGGTGTACGACAGGCCGCGCTCGTCAATAGCTAGTGCCAGTGTGCCGTTGGTGGTGCGTGCCAGTGGTACGCCCGTGTGGTTGATTAGCAGCCGGACGTCGTCCGCCGTGCGCCCATCGAACGCGCCGGGCGCGACGCGCTCCTGGAAATAGCCCAAGTCGTAGGTGTCACCAAACACCGACGCGTAGCCGGTGATGGTCATGTTGTCCGCCGCGCGAACTTCCATCGTGCGGGTCTCGACGCCATCGCCGTATGTGGCGCGGATGTCACTTTCAAACTCTTTCATTGGTGCTGATTTTGTCGCTGTAGTTGGCCATGGATGCGAGGTCGATTTGGTTGACCTGAACCAGGTGGATGTCGCCCTGGTCGCCGATGGTGTTGTAATCCTCCTGCCTGCGCACCTCGTTAATCGTGAACACCCCGTCCGTGAGCATTTGGTGGTAGAACTCGCTGCGCGCTTTTGTGTCGCCGCGCAGAAGGTCTTGCATGTTGAATTTCGCGAAGAAGTCCTCCCGCTCAAACTCCGGGATCAACTTGAGATTCACCTCCTGCTCGATGCGCGTCGCCCACGGCACGATGGTGTGCCGGGCGAAGTTGCGCCCCTGCTCCTCCGTGTTGTTGAAGGTCGTCTGGGTGTTCACGCCCACGATCTGCGGCGGCACGCCCATGATTGTGCAAATGGTCTCATCGCTGTAACGGCGGGTCTGCAGGAACTGCGCCTGTTCCGGCGGCAGGGAAATCTGCTGATACTTGAACCCAAACGGCAGCACCTTTACGCCGATGCCGCCCGTCTGCCAGGACGTGCGCACCGCCTGCATCTGCTCGCTTTTGATGGGGTTGTCCGTTGACAGGATGCCGAGCATCGACCCGTCCGACCCGAAGAAATCCGCGCCGTAGTTCTCCGCCGCCTTTGCGATGCCGATGTTTTCCGAGTGCAACTCGATGGGGCTTTTGCCGTTCATCGAACTGACGCACAGGATGTCCTCGTAGGGAATGTCGCCCATCTCCGCGTGGCGAACGAACAGCCGCCCATTGATGGTCATCAAATTGCAGTCGTTGGTGTGCAGCAGGTGCAGCGAGATGGGGCGGCCGTCGAAGTTGTTGCGCTTGATATGGGTGTACGCCTTGCCGTAGACGATGGCCATGGACGTGACGTTTTCCCAAAACTCGTATGGCGTCTGATAGTCGTTCGGCCGGATGGCGCACAGCTGATGGGCGGGGTGGTTGTAGGCCAACCGCCGGCCGCTGTCGATGCGCTCCAAGACGTTCAAATTCATGTAGCCGATGGTCTGCGAAATTGCCCGCACGCAGGCGTACACGGTGGCTACTGTCATGGCGTTTTCCTTGCCGACCATCGCCCCGGAGCGGGTGCGCATGGTGTAGGCGGTGGAGTTCCAAAACTCGTTGTTGCCCGTATAGGCAACGCGTGCGCGGGTGAAGAGTTTGCCAAGCATCGAGCCAAAGGTAATTAGTTGAATTTATAGCGTTACCACCTCCCATATCGTGTCGTCGTCGTCGCCGTTCAGCATCGCGCCGTAGGCCATGATGCTTGACACAACGCCGTCCACCATCTGCCCGTACTTCGAGCGGCCCTTGGTCACCTTGATGTTGTCGTGTGCATCGCGGTCGATTTTCACGCAACCCATCTGCCAGCGCAGGCAGGCGTTGCCGCCGTGAATGAGCGTGCCTTTGATGAGTTCCATTTCGAACATCTTGGTCGGGGTGCTGATTGTCAGAAAGCCCTGGCCCATCGGCTCCATGTTCACTCCATCGTCGATGAGGTCGGGGACGATGTAGGGTGAATAGCGTATGTCGTAGGCCACCGACCGCAGGTCGAACTTCTCGGCGGCCGCAAGGATGTAGTCCCGCACCGCGCGGAAGTCAGTCACGTTGCCGGGGGTGATGGTGAGGTCGCCGTCCCGCTCGTAGCGCAGGTAGTCCACGCCCTCGCTCTTGCGCATCTGCGAGCGCTCCTCGTTGACGAACTGGTGCACCTTGAGGTAGTATTTGCCCTGCGCCTCGTCCTTCCACAGCATTGCGAAAGCGGTCAAGTCGCGCG